AGATGGCGAAAGAGTAAACATGAATAATAAAGGTGTAGCAGCAACGGTAAATGCAATGACAAAAGACTATTCATCATTGATGAAAGCAATAGACAAAAAGAAGGCTAGATAAAATTGGCAAGAAAAATATATCAATATAAACCTATCAAAGAAACAATCAATCAAGGTGTTGGTATATTGTTGCCTATGAACAAATCTGCTCATGGAAATAATTCACAATTCAATGCATTGTTAGGTCAGAGTGCTACAGGATCTTTAGGACAAAATTATAAAGATGGTGTAAGATCTGGTGGTAGTGTTTTTGCATTATCTTATTCAACAGAAGAACAAGCACTTTCTAATTTAAAAAATTTATTAGCTACAAATAGAGGCGAAAGATATATGCAACCGAGATTCGGAACAAGAATTAGAGAAGCAATATTTGAACCTAATACGACAGATCTACGTGAATTTTTAAATTCAACAATACAAGAAGCATTAGATTTATGGTTACCTTATATAGACATAGTTCAATTAGAACTTAAGAGAAATATTGATCAACATACTTTAGCTATAAGACTTACAGTAAATATTAGCGAGAGAGAAGCAAATAAAGTTATAATTATATTTTTAAGCGAAGATGCAATCGAAATTGTTGATGATCAGTCAACAGGTATATCAGATGATGAATTAGTTCTTACACAAACTGATACATTTGGTAGTTTAGGAGCAGTAGCAGGTAATTTTGGAGGAGCATATTAAGGAGATAAAATATGGCAGAAATAAAAAAGGATGTACGTTATTTAGGTAAAGATTTTGCTCAGTTTAGATCAAATCTTATATCATTTGCTAGACAGTACTTTCCAGGAACATATCAAGATTTTAATGAATCATCTCCTGGTATGATGTTTATTGAAATGGCATCATATGTTGGTGATGTATTATCATATTATTCAGATCAAAACTTTAGAGAATCATTACTTGCAAGTGCTCAAGAAGATACAAATATAATTGCATTATCTACTTTATTTGGATATAAGCCAAAAGTAGGTTCACCAGCACAAGTTAACGTAGATGTATATCAATTAGTTCCGGCAATAGGCTCAGGTGCTGATATAGCTCCAGATTATAGATATGCATTATCTATTCAAAACGGAATGGTAATAACAGATGAGAACGGAACAGTTACATTTAGAACTCAAGAAAATGTAGACTTCAATGATAATCCAGATGTTTCTGTATATGAATTAAATGCATCAAATGAACCTACAAGATTTACTCTTAAGAAGACAGTAAAAGCATTATCGGGAGAGTTAGTTGAAAATACATTTACATTTGGAGATCCAAAACAATATGATAAAATTCTTTTACCAGAAGATAACGTATTAGATATTTTATCAGTCGAAAGTGATACAGGATATGCATGGCAACAAGTTGATTATTTAGCTCAGGATACAGTATTTGAGGATATTGCAAACATACCATTTAATGATCCAGAACTATCTGCATTTAGATCAACAGTTCCATATATTTTAAAATTAAGAAGAACACCGAGAAGATTTGTAACTAGAATAAGAGGAGATAAACGTACTGAACTACAATTTGGTGCAGGTATTTCATCTGATGCAGACGAAGAAATAATTCCAAATCCTAAAAACGTAGGAGCCGGCTTAGAATATTTAAGACGAACAACTACATCGGCAATTGACCCTACTAACTTTCTTGCAACTAGTACATATGGGTTAGCTCCAAACAATGAAGATTTAACAATTAAGTATACTGTTGGTGGAGAATTGAAAGAAAATGTTTTAGCAAATACATTAACGGTCGTAGAAGAAGTAACATATATTAATGATAATGCTTTGGTAGATCTAACTGATACAAAAGCAACATTAGCTATTAATAATCCAGAACCAGCACAAGGAGCTAATAGTGCTGAATCGATAGAAAATATAAGACAAAATGCTATATCTTCATTTGCAGCTCAGAACAGAGCCGTAACACGTGAAGATTATATTGCAAGATGTTATGCTATGCCAGCAAAATATGGAACAGTAGCTAAGGCATATGTTATTCAAGATACACAACAAGATACTTTAGATCAATTATATCCGTCTGATACTATTAGTAATCCATTAGCACTTAACTTATATGTTTTAGGATTAAATATAAATGGTAATTTAACTCCGTTGAATCAAGCATTAAAAGAAAATTTACGTACATATTTAACTAATTTCAGAATGTTAACTGATGCAATTAATATTAAAGCAGCTTATATTGTTAACATAGGTGTTGAATTTGATGTAATACCAAAACCTAATTTTAATTCAAACGAAGTTATCTTAAGTTGTATTGATAGATTAAAAACATTATTGCATATAGATAGAATGCAAATAAATTCAGTAATTGACAAATCAAAATTAATAGCTGAATTAGATAAAGTAGTAGGAGTTCAAAGTATTCCAAATATTAAAATTATTAATAAATTTACAGCAGGATATTCTGAAAATGTTTATGATATTGAAACAGCAACAAAAAATAATCAAATTTATCCTTCATTAGATCCAATGATTTTTGAAGTGAAGTATCCTGATACTGATATTAAAGGAAGAGTAATTAAGCCTTAGGAGAAAAAATATGTTTAGAGTTTATTACGCAGAAAGAGATACTACATTAAGAGAAGCCCATTCAGAACAGAATACCGGGATAGATGAAATACTGGAACTATCTAAAATTGCATCTGGATCAAGAGCTTTTGAAAATGGAGTTAGTTTAGGCACTCAAGCTAATACAACTAATACAAGAATATTTTTAGATTTTGGTTCCGAAATTACATCATTAGCACAATCAATCACAGATGGAGATATTCCAGCATTATCAAATAGTAATGCAACTTCTGCATCAGTGTTTTTAAGTTTACGTGCAACGGAAGCATCAGACTTACTAAGATCATATGATATAAAGGCTTTTCCAATTTCAGAATCATGGGATAATGGAAGAGGTAGGTTTGATGATGTACCAAAAAACAAAGTTGGATGCTCATGGAAATTTAGATCAGGTGACGCTGTAGCACAAACGGGTGTAGCATGGAATACTGGTTCTGCCCATAGTCACCAAACATCAGAAGGCACAACAGAACCATTAGGTGGTGGTGCATGGATTACAGGCTCAACATATGAAGCAAGTCAGTCATTTCAAAACCAATCACCAGATATTAGAATGAATGTTACAGATATAGTTAAACATTGGACTGATGGAGATACAACTAATAATGGATTTATTATTAAGCGTCCATATGCAGATGAAATAGATGGAGAGGTAAGAGGTTCTATTAAATTCTTTGGAAGAGAATCTCATACAATTTTTGTTCCTAGATTAGAAGTAGTTTACGATGATGCAACATTTTCAAATACTGGTAGTGCTATTACATCTAATACTTATGTTCCTTATTTTAAGAATATAAAAGCAGAATATAGATCATCTGAAATAGCTAGATTTAGATTAGGTGTAAGACCAGAATTTCCTTCTAAAACATTTGCAACTTCATCATTCTTTTTAACCGATGATGTGTTACCAGTATCAAGTTCATATGAAATTTTAGATTCGGTTACTAATGATATAATTGTGAAAGACGAAAAAGTATTTAGTAATTCATCAACAAAAATATCATGTGATTCAGATGGAAACTTTTTTGATTTAAGAATGGATTCTTTCTTGCCAGAAAGATTTTATAAAATAAAGTTAACATGTAGAAGATCATATGATACTCAAACGTTTGATGATTTTCATTTTAAAGTGGTAAATTAAAATGCCAAAAAATAACTTCAATACAAGTAATAATATTGAGAACGATTCTCAGTTAAATTTTGACTCATTATTATTAGATATAATGAGTGAAAGATTTCCTGACATACAAGCATATCAGGAAGGTAGATTATTACAAGAGCCTGAAGCGCCCGAGTCGGCAATGCCTTTCGAACCTAAATCAACAAAAAAAAGCAAAGGAAGATATCAAATAGATTTAGATAAATTAGATGATGGCAATATTGTTTTTAAAGGCCAACAAATAGGAAGTCTT